ATAAAAACCACTGCGCTATGCCGGGTTTTTTAATTGTGTTATCTGACTCTTGAAGTCATCAAACCCATAGCACACAAGGCACTGATAGCCTGCGCTTATTAGGTAATCAATCCGCTCTATCTGGTAATCTGATAGCCTGCCTTTCGGCGCTTTCATTTCAACAAACATGCGCCATGCGGGAATCATCAAATCAGGTATCCCACGGCGCACACCTTCTCTGCGCATCTTCTCTGCAACCATTGGATTGCGCTCGCCACCATTTGGAATGGCGAAAATCAACACCCCAGGATAGGCAGCCTCAAACCAGTTGACGGCAGAGACTTGTTCTAGGTGTTCACTCATTCCATATCCCCCCTATGACTTCGTGCCATTGTGTCCCCTCTTTCTTCCTGTAATACAGTTGCGATGGCATGTTGGCATCACTTTTCATGTCTAGTGCTGACTGTATATCTGGCAATCGTTCGCCCCATGCCTTGAGACAAAAGCCGACCCATCGGTTAGCCAGCCATTGATTTGATGATTCCGGATGGAAATACTCTGTTAGCTTGTGCGGTTTTCCGTCAATGTGATACGTCACCTTGAGGCACTCGCCTTTAGGCGCGAAGTGCTTGCTCATTTCTATGCCGGTCACATCGGCACACTTTGTCAGATTCGCATCACGCGCTATCTGTGCGGCGATTTCCTTTAGCTTGTCGTTGGGGTCAACTATTTCAGCGCGGCATTTCTGGCAATACCTGGCGGCAATGTCGTTTTCGTGCTGGCACTCCGGGCATTCTTTGGCCGACCATTTCTGGTGGCATCGTTCATGCCTGCCTGCAATCAATACCTGCCCATTGCATCGCCTGCCCAAATGTCCCGGCACCGGCACACCGCTAGAATTGGTAATAACGGTATCTGACAAGTCAGTCCAATACCCGTCTTTATTGATTGGATATTCATCAGGGTTTGGCCGTAACGCGAACTGATTTTCATACGTGCAGGAAGGGCAGACAATAGAAACCTTGTCTCCGCCTTTGCTTATTCTCGCAACTACAACCGGAGAAAATACATCACCGTTCGGGCAATGGCGCTCCACGTTCTCGGCATAGTCCAAGATGAGGCAGTCCCGTTTGCCTTCATGGATTCGCAGCCCTCGGCCTATGATCTGCTGTAGCAGGCTAACGGACTCCGTGGCGCGCAATATGGCGATAACATCAACATGGGTAAAGTCTACGCCTGTTGTCATTGTGCCGACGCTCACAAGGTACTTGTAGCGCATGGCCTTGAAGTCATCGACCAATGCGCGGCGCTCTGTCTTTCCAGTATTCACATCACCGCCAATCATACGGCTTGAATCTGGCGGCAGACTGGCGATGATTTCCTTTGCATGTTGCACCGTTGCTGCGAAAAGCATCACGCCTCTGCGGTAGCGTGACCGCTCGACAACATCGGCCACAATGGAGGCTGTCTTTCTGCCGTGTCCCTCAAATGCTCGCTCAACTGTGGCGCTGTCGAACATGCCATTAGACTTTAGAACCAGTGCGCTTGTGTCGTATCCATCGGCGTGATTGTCAAAGACTGGCTGAGTCAAAAATCCTTCACCAATGAGCGTCTTTGCATCCACGCAATAGACTCGCGTATGAAAGAATGGGCTTATCGCTTCATCTACCATCGTCCCGTCTGAGCCTCTGGCATAGATATAGCCTGTTCCCAATCGGTATGGCGTGGCGCTGAGTCCGATCACCCTTAGCTTTGGATTGCTCTGCTGCATTGACTCAATGATCTTGATGAGCGTAGGCGTTACGCCATGAGCTTCATCCACAATGACGGCAGCAAAATCCTGAAACCTGCGGATGGCATTGATTACCGTACCTGGCGTTCCAAAAATGACCGGATAGCGCATTTCCTTCCGGACAGATGCGCTAAAGATGCTGGCTTTGTTTCCGGTATCCAGATACTTTTTATAGTTCTGTTCGACTAGCTCCGAACTAGGAGCAATGCAGAGGACGCGCTTTTTACTATGCGCATGTATCCGCTCTGCCAGTGCTGCAATGATGTGGCTCTTGCCTGCACCCGTTGCGGCCTCGATTACGCATGGGTCAATGCATTGGCGCACCCAGTCCCATGCTACGTCTGCTGCTTCTTTCTGATACCAACGTAGAGTCAAAACGGCGGCTCCTCTAGCGTGGCATCAAATGCGCCCATCGTTTCAAGCAGGATAGCGTCTTGCGTCAATCCCGTCTTTTGAGCAAGCACATACTCGGCACTGGTAAAGGTGGCCTTGCCTTCTACCTTCACGCCAGCCGGGGCCATGGCAAATGCGCCATAGTCGATAATCATCTTGTCAGCATCAACACTCACAACTTCATGGCCAGACAACCCCATCAGGTGCGGGTGAAATACATGCCGGTCACATGTATCAGTGCCATGCTGGCAAAAGAATGCGCCATCTATGACTGAGACATTGGCGCATGTACGGCAATTGATGGCTGGTTCTGCATCACTCTGACAGACAGCCTTGTGGTCACAAAAATTGCATGTGAAGTCTGCGGTAGGTTCCGGCAGGCTCTCACACTCGATGATGTGGTGCAGCCTTTCTGTCTCTGACTCTGCATAGGCTGGATTGTAATCAACCCATTCGATATGAATGGCGCTGTCATCCTTGCACATGCAAATAAACAGGCAGCGGGTCAGCCTGTTGCCTTTCTTGCTCAACTGGTTTGAGTGATGCATGTACAGTTGAACCTGGGCCATGTAATACGATGGCAGGCCGGTTTTCTGCATTTCCTTGAATCGCTTGGCGTTCGCTGTTTTCATTTCCAGCAAATAGAACTGGCCATCAACTTCAATCATGCCGTCAATGTGGCCTAGCGGCTTCCCCCACCGATTAAGCAATTCGGCCTCGCGCTTGTGAATCTTCGCGCCAGTCATTTCAAGGTAGCGAATCATCAGCGGCTCAAGAGCATGGCCCACGTTGAATATGCGCTGAGTAGCCGGCTTGATGTATGTCGTGCTGGCGTTGCGCAACGTGAACCACATAGCGCGGTCGCAAGGCTTCCAGCGGCTTGCTGTTAAGTATTCAGTGTAAACTGGCGTGGTTGCCTGTTCCATTACGGCATCAATGGTTTCTGCGGTTATCATGGCTTGTCTCTCCTTTTCTCATTGATGCGGACTGGCGAACCAATCCGCATGGGTGAAAATCAGAAGTCTACGTCACCGTCCTGTACAGTTGTTGCGGCGGCTGGCGCTGCCTTCTGTGCAGGGGCGGTCATACTTGCCACCATCTGCACCCAATTACCCTTTTTGCCGTCCATATCCCAAACCCGGACGCGCAACACCATCGGCTTGTTGGTGAGGTTCATCATCAGGTCAGCATCAGACGGCTTGCCATCCTTGGCCATCAACTTGCCACCGGCATTGAAATCAATGGCAGCAAGCATGGTCAATGCCTTGTCGCGCTTCTTCGGGTCGGCTTCTTCTACCTTGATCTTTTGGAAGATGACGCGCTTTTTATGCTCGCCATCAACCACATCCCAACGCAACTTGATGAGCGCGGGGTCATTGTTCTGCGGAAAATCCCACTTGGCCTCTGTGATGATGGCTCGAACCATCGTGTTATCCGGGATTGGCTCCATATCACCACCACCCATTTCAGCGGAGGCAGATGCAGCAACTTTGGCACCAGTAGACAGATTGAAAAATGACATGGTTTTACTCTCCGATAATCTTGATAACAGGGAAAACGGTTTCAGGCTTGCGGAACGGCTCGACATTCAGGTCGGGCGCAACAGACTCAAGCGCGGACTGGTAATCAATACTTCCTTTCCGCTTCTGCCACTTCACTGCAACATCAAAGCCTGATTCTTCAGAATCTCCGGCTAGCGCAACAAGCGCGTCTTTCGCATCGTCAAACCTGGCCTTTGCTTCATCCAGTGCCAGCTTGGCCGAACGGTAAGCATAGGCAGCAATCTCCCACTCTCGGTCAAGCCTCATGACAGACTCCCGATGTGGGAAGTCAGAGGATTGATGCCGTTCGATACTTCCAGCGGCTCGACAATGCCATAACGGTTTTTCGACACGTTAGAGGCTGTGGCATGGCATACCAGTTCGCGTGTGCCGTCGCTGATAGCCTTCTTGCGCTCGCCATCGCCCATGGTGAAGGTGCGCAGGCGAATGAAGCCGACCACATCAGTATCATCAACGTATGGCGCTACTGACTTCTTGCTCAAGCGCAGGCTGTACCGTGTATAAGCATCCTGATCTGGCAACTCAACTGTCTCTGTTTCGGCATGAGCAATGAACACAACATGCATACCCTTGCGCTCGTTCAGGATACCGGCAGCTTTCCTGACGCGCTGGTGCATGGTGGCAACAGCAGACAGTCCTGCACCGTATCCGCCCATAGCCTGGTTAATGCTCTTTGGCTTTTTAGGGTCAGAGTCAATGACGTACTGGATGAACATGCGCTCAAGTGCGGTTACGGAATCAATCACTAGTGTTTTGTAATTGTGTTCCTCTGTGATGAGTGCCTGCAATTGCTCCCACAGATCATCGGCACCGGACAGCAGCGGAAGCGCATCAGGGCGAGTCTCGAGCGGGATAGCCTGAAGGCCATCTTCGGCGCGGATGAAAATCGGATTGGGAAATGATGCGGCGAGCGAAGTCTTACCCATGCCGGCATCACCAAGGATTGTTACGATTACGGGGCGGTCAGCAGGTTTGCTGATCTTTGCAAGAATAGACATAGTGTTCCTCCTTTCTCTGTTCTCTGCGGAATCAATACTACGCCCATGTAATAAACCTTTGCAAGCCCTTTTTTTTAGGTTATCTTAGAAACATCAAAACAAAGGTAAAACCGCCATGAAAACAACCCTCACGCTCATTGAATCCCTAGAGTCAGCGGATTACCCGTTGCGATTTATTGCAAGACAGGCAAACGTCCCCTATATGAAGCTGTACCGTTTCAAGCGTAGTGAGTACACACTTACAGGCGAAGAAGAAGCGAGAGTACGGGCGTTTGCTGTAGTTCAGCCATGCATCATGGGGGCCATGAAGTGAGCATTAATTTAATCAGGGACTACACAGAATCAGGCTTTCGGACGTTTGCACTATGGGGATTGTCGCAGGGCCAATGCGAGTGCGGCGATGATAAGTGCGAGGCATTGGGTAAGCACCCTCGTGTATCAAACTGGCAGCACTCGCCCGTATGGTCAGAAGATCAGCTAGAAATCATGTTGCAATTCACGATTACAACCGGGTTCGGCGTCTGCCTTGATAATCATCTGGTACTAGACATTGATCCGCGCAATGGTGGCAATGAATCGTATGAGCGGCTGGTGAAGGATACCGGACTAGACTACGCAAGCATTTCCGGCTTTGTTGTGGCAACTGGCGGTGGCGGAAAGCACATCTATTTCAGCAGGCCAGAAGGCGCATATCTTACGCATCTGTCCGGCTATCCTGGCATTGACTTCAAAACATCCGGATATGTGGTAGGCGCTGGCAGCCTGCACAAGTCTGGCGCTGACTATGAGGTTGAATCAGGCAGCCCATGCGACCTAACAGAAGCGCCCGAACCATTGCTCAACATGCTCAAGCGCACAACCCACACTCGCGCAAGCATTGGCGGGAATCAGGTGGACGTATCGGCCCAAGAACTGCAAGAGATTGTCCGTCACATTCCAGACCCCGACAGCTATGACAATTGGGTAGCTGTTGGCATGGGAATCCATCACGCTACGCAAGGTGCTGGATTCCATATCTGGGATGCGTGGTCACAGCAATCCAGTAAATACGACCCGGAGCAGATGGGCAGGAAGTGGCATTCGTTCGGCAAGAGTGCTAACCCGGTCACCCTTGGCACCCTGATTTTCAAGGCAGAGCAAAACGGATATGTTGCGCCGGTCACATTCCAGATTGATTCGGCACCCGCCCCAATTACCGATAGGCCAGATCTTCTCCCGTTTGACGATACCGGATTCGACTTGAAGCGGCCACCAGGGCTTGTCGGGCAGATTGTCGAATGGATGAACGGCAATGCCTATGATGAGCCATTGGGCAACCTTACCGTCATTAGTTCCCTAACGGCTGTCGGCAACATTGTCGGCCTGCACATGACTGACCACATGAATGTCAGCACCAACCTTCTGTCACTCTGTATTGCGGAATCAGCCACCGGCAAGGAATCCGTAGGCCAGTCCTACGCTGCTGTCATGCGTTCGGCAGGCATGGGGCCGGCGCTCCATGGCTCCATCAAGTCAAAGCAGGAAATCGGGCGCAACCTGATCGAGCATCAGATGGCGGCTTATGTGGTCGATGAGATGGGCGAGGTATTGCGCACTATCGAGAATGCCAAGAAGCGAGGCGGGGCGGCATACCTGGAAGGCGTGACCGGCGACATTATGAGCATCAGCACAAAGGCAGGTGGATCCTATGCCGTGTCGGGCGATGTGCGCCGTGAGTTGCTGGCTGAGATGCGCCGTGAGATGAGCCAGTGTCAAAAGGCTGTGGACGCCGGAGAGGATGCCAATGGGCGCTATCAGCGCCGACTTGATGCACTGACCCATCAGGCGGACAACATCGCTACCAATGGCCTCGTTAGGCCGTTCCTTAGCCTGATTGGCTATTCTGTGCCGGCCTCCATGGATTGCATCATGACGGAGGAAATGGCAAAGAACGGATTCCTGTCTCGCGCCATCATGGCCATTGAGGAAAACGACAACCCGCGACCCCGCATCAACTCAAAAGGAATGCAGCCTGTGCCTGAGCGACTTGAGTACGCCATCAAGGCACTGGCCAGCCATGGGAACTATGACCCGGATACGCACCGTATCGAGTATTACGGGGAGCGGTATGTGGTGCCATCGACGGCTGAAGCTGCCGCGCTGCTCAATGACTTGCGCAACTGGCAACATGCCTATGCCGAGTATCATCGGGAGACTACCGGGTTCACGCCACTGATCCGTCGATTTTTTGAGGCTGTCGCCAAGATCAGCCTTATCCTGGCAGCACCTGAGCGGCTCCGGACAGTCAATCATGTGCAATGGGCAGCGGCCTATGTGAAGCGCGACCTA